CCAATGGATCTGGTTTTCATGGGTGGCAGCGTACTTGACCAGCTCATTCCAACGGCGGAAGAGATCCCTGAAGTACAGGAAGTTCTCATGCCCAAGGTACCTGGCCTGACCACTGCTGATCATACGATCACGGATGGTATCCCAGTCCTGTACCTCTGGTGCGTCGACCGTACCACAGTAATCGTAGTCGATGTTCATTAACGCCAGCCAGGCACCTGCATTGCAATTGGCAAGGTTAATGCTACGCTTGTCGTTACTGAATTCAACGATTCCAGCACCTTTGCACTCAGAGCAGTTGTCATATGCCATGGTAGCTGGATCATACTCGATACTGCCCTCACTCCAGAAGCCTTCAGCATCCTCAGCTATGCCAGCGGCAATACGACGATCATAGAAAGCACGGTTCTCACAGTGATAACAGTCATAGGTGGTGATCAGCTCTTCGTCACCGTCAGTCCAAAATGTAATGCTCATACTATTACTCCGAAAGTTAAATTAATATCGACTACAAAAACAGCAAACTGACCGATGCCACCGTCACAAATGGACGATGACACCGATCGGAGGCTGGGTTTAAGGCAAGGAGACTGCTACACTTTGCCCTGGTATACACCGTTGAAGAAGACATGGATACGATCGTTCTCCAGCTTCGGCAGTCTCGCATTAGCCTGGATTACCTTCTGGAGTACAGAGTCCTTGACGTTCTGCGGTACCTGACTGTGCTGATGAGCAGGCCAGTATTTCTTTGACTGGTTCATATATTTCTCCGATTAATGAAAGGGTAATGAGAGCAGAGCCTATAGCCGTAGATGGCAATTTAGCAGGATGCTCTCAGGGAGATGGTAGCGTACATCATCCCAAACACAAGAACATGTGGATTCCAGAGCCTGTGTAATACGTACCGAAGAGTAGAGATTAAACTGACGTCATTATCTGCCTTTAGAGATCGTGGCTTACAGGGCATTTAAGGAGCTCTTAGGATATGATACTGTGTTGTATGCAACGGTGTTGTATAGATTAACGCAGGGAGAGGTGATCAAGGTGGATCTGAGGTTGGAGGAGTATCAGAAATAGATGTATGAATGGAGAGAGAGTGCAGTGCACAGCACCTAAAGTGTATGGTGACTGTGAAAATAGGGTCTCTTACTTTCCTATCCTTACTATCTCCCTGTGTAGTTTTGTGTATGTGTAACTTTAAAGCCCTACTCCGAAGAGTAGGACTGATGATTAAGCTGTGATGTCGATGAATTCGATCTGGATAGCACCAGGAGCCTGAAGGTTCTCAGGTAAGAGGCACAACATGCAGTCTTCGTCGATTTCATTGTTAAGGAACATGGCTATGATCTGAAGGTCACGGTAAGACATGGTATTCTCCAAGGTTAGAATGAGGTGAGCAGAGCAGGGCTTTACAGGCTATACAGCCAACCTGATGCTCGTCTACAAGAACTGATGATGATGAAAGAAACCCCTATGCCCGAAGGCATAGAGGTGGTGGTTATTTGCGGGGCGTTTTATTACCTGAGTCCGCGTTATCGGAATCCAATTCGTTAACCAAACCCTGGACGGATTTAAGGAACAACTCAGAGAGTAATTCAAAGGCACGGAACGTATTGGAAAGGATAGACTTGATAGTTTTCATGGTGATCTCCATTGATAGGGATGATTGAAGTACTTCAGCTACAAAGACACCCATACTGCAGAGCATAGGGGGGGTAGTTGGTATAGATCTGGATCTGCCTCTATATATGAGCTACATTGATCTTTCTATAATATAAAATAGATTTACCTTCTACATTCGTCTTTCTATATTATCTACAGGTTTACCTTTTACTTTTTGATATTCTAGTTTCTAAAATATAGATTATAGGTACTATTAGTACCAAAAAAATATAATATATAAAATATAATATATATCTGTCCTTTACTTTTTAAAAGGTAATCTATATATTCCCTATATATAATCCCCTCTGGAAGAGATTAATAACAGGAGGAGTGTAGGGAGTGTCAGAGGAGTGAACGAAGTGAACGACGATAGACACGTACTACACGACGACTGTTGTATTATAGCAAAGTAATGGTATATACTCCGTATAACCCAAGATTACCCCAAGACTATAATGCAAATAACAAAGGCTCTTCTCAAGCAGACAGTACCTGCTAAGCTAAAATCTAATATTTCCGATACCCTGGTAGACAAGATTAATGATCTTGTTGAAGATGATATGGTTCGGGAGAATTTCAAAGAGAACTTCATTACCTATTCGAATGTCCTCAAGGAAGGGACTTATTCGATTCAGCAATATCTGGATGCAGTTCACTGGTGTACCCATCGTTTGCTTGGATCAGGAGTTGGTGAGGCGTATGCCAAGACCTTCCCTGAGAGATATGAGCGGTTGGTTCAAAGAGGGGCGACAACTAAGCAGATCAGTTCCTTTGCCACGGCTTATCGGAAGAACAAGCTGGTCAATGCGATCATGGATCAAAGCATGATCCCCGCGCATATTTACAATATGGATGTCCACCAGGACGCCATCAACAAACTGGCCTCAGTCATGAGTGATTCGAATGTATCCGACAGGGTGCAGGTCGATGCTGCGATTGGTTTGCTGACCCATCTGAAGGCACCAGAGGTGACCAAGATGCAGGTGGATGTCGCAGTGAAGGACGATTCCATCAAGGAATTGAAGGATATTACAAGGGCATTGGCTGCCCAGCAACATGAGATGATCTCTGGGGGATTTACCAATACCCAGACCGTTGCAAGACAATCAATAGTCAAAACCATACCCCAAGAAGAGGACTACGTCGATGGACAGTGAAGTACGCACAGCTCAGCTGATTTTAAAGGGAACCCTGCATGAGATGGATCTGGCAGACCAGATCTACATCGAAGAGGCCATCCAGGCACTTCGCCAGGTTGGATTCAATTATGCAAGTGTGATCGAATTTGCAACATCCATGTATGCAATGGAACTGTCTCAGCTGGCTAACGATCAAGACAAGGTTAAGCCTCCGGCAGATAAGAGCTTGAAGATACACGTTCCAAGCTAATGCCTGAAAAGAAGACAGTCATTGAATGGCTGAATGACGTCGATTACGCCGATGACGTTCACTACGTTCCCACTGAGTTTGCGATACATTTCGTCAACTTCATAAAACTTGTCAATGGTGTAGAGGGTGAGGAGAACGAATCCCCAGTCCTCCATTACCGAATGTTGGATCAGATTGCTGGATCCAAGAAAGACATTGTCAACATGGTTTATCGTGGAGCAGCCAAGACAACGGTGCTTGGGGAATACTTATTCCTGTATCTGGCTGTCTACGGTGATATTCCTGGATTCGGAGAGGTGCCCCTGGCCATCTACGTTTCAGACAGTATCGAGAACGGTGTCAAGAACATGAGGAAGAACCTGGAATATCGCTGGGAGAACAGTGAGTTCCTTCGGAAGTATATCCCCTATACTCGGTTCACTGATGTCAGGTGGGAGTTCCATAGCGCAGCCTGTGGCTGCAAGATTTGTTCACCAAGCAATCCAGGTGAATCCCATGTCTTTATCGTCAAGGGCTACGGAGCCAAGACAGGTGTTCGTGGTACGAAGGAGATGGGACAACGTCCGTATCTGGCAGTACTGGACGATCTGGTATCAGACGAAGATGCTAAGTCAGCAACAGTAATAGCCAGCATTGAAGACACGGTCTATAAGGCTATCGACTACGCTCTACACACTAAGAGGAAGAAGACCATATGGTCTGGTACTCCGTTCAACAGTCGTGACCCACTGTACCTGGCAGTAGAGAGTGGTGCATGGCATGTAAATGTTTATCCGGTGTGTAACGAGTTTCCCTGTACCAGGGAGGAATTTGTAGGATCTTGGCCAGACAGATTCGATTATGATTACGTCAACGGCCAATACCTGAAAGCCAAGCGACAAGGTAAGATCTTCACGTTCAATCAGGAGATGATGCTTCGAATCATGTCAGACGAAGATCGACTGGTCGACGATGATGATATCCGGATGTACGATCGTAAAGTTCTGCTGTCGATGAAAGAGGCGTACAATTACTACATCACAACAGATTTCGCGACCAGCGAGAAGAAAGCGTCAGACTACAGCGTCATATCAGTCTGGGCGGTGAACAATGCAGGTCATTGGTTCTGGGTTGACGGGATCTGTAAACGGCAGCTCATGGACAAGAACATTGATGATCTGTTTCGTTTGGTTCAGAAGTGGAAACCACAAGAGGTGGGGGTCGAGATCTCTGGACAGCAGAAAGGTTTTATCCAGTGGATCGAGCGTGAAATGATGCACAAGAACGTGTATTTCACCCTGGCGAAAGAAGCCGATGCAACCAAACCAGGCATTCGTCCGGCAACGGACAAGATGGTACGATTCAATGTCGTATTGCCTTGGTTCAAGCAGGGCAAGATGCACTTCCCAGAAGGCATGGAGACTCATCCATGGATGGTCGAAGCGATGACAGAATTGTCATTGGCATCAGCGAATGGTTTCCGATCGAAAAAGGATGATGTCATTGATAGTATCTCCATGCTCGGAGTAATTAATTTCTGGCTACCCTCAGAGGAAACCTGGCAGGAAGAAGATGTAGACATGCTAGATCCTGATTTTTACCCAGAAGAGACAACAAATTTCGGCTCATATGTTGTCTGAGACCCACTATTCGTGCATAGTGGGATTTTCAAAACCTAGAATTCAAATCCTATGCTTGTATCCGATGTAATAAATTTTGCTGTGAACGGCGAAATCGCCAATCTCTCTGTGGCAAAGGTGGGTGAGAGTGATCCCGATCGGCTTGCAAACGAGGCCAAACTGATTTCATA